ACTAGACGCAAATTTGGCTCCGTGGGTAGGGATCGAACCTACGACATTCTGATTAACAGTCAGATGCAACTACCGCTGTGCTACCACGGAATAAATGTTTCTTCAAGAACACTACATAAAACCAAATTTTGGAGTCGGTTGCAGCCGTCCTTAGCCATTGGTCAGGTTATCTTAGAACTGGGAGATGGCCCTTCCAGCTCGACTAGTGTATGCGTCCATACACGCTACCCAGTGTAGTGTTCGTGAAGAAACAACCATTATCTCTACAAAGATACAACGTGTAGGATTCTCACCTACGTGACCTCCATACGGAAACCCTCCAGGTTCCCAAAAGGCATCTTAGTATGGTCCAAGGTTTGATCGTTTTCCAATCTTATCTTGGTAATTGCACGTCGCAGGACTTTGATCCTGCGCATCCGTGTCCCAGATGAACGTTGTATCTATGAAGAGACAACCGAAGTTATCTCAACTAAGTTTCTAACGATGTCAAAGAGCGGTAGTCAACTTATATTCTCAATTTAACCCATAGAGGATAATATGTCAACCGTTATTTTTAGTCCGTAGAAAATAAAAAGGGCGGGATTTCTCCCGCCCAATTCCGTAGGATGTTCCTACTTCGTTAGGCGAGACCCATCGCGATTGCCTTATATCCGGCCGCGATGAGCTTGCGGGACGGATTACCTAGACGATACTTTGTGGTAACCTGACCCTTTGAATTCTTATGCTCGTTTAGATAGATTGCATAGCCGCTCTGACGCAGATCATAGATCGCGTTGTGTGGCTTCACCAACTTAAAGCGTGAAGCGATCTGCTTAGCGGTGAGTTGCTCACCGGACTGCAGAGCTTCCAAAACTTTACGTGTCTTACTCATTCAGATCTACCTTTCATATCAAAAATTATTTATATAACCCGATTGGGTATTTTTAGATAATATCACACCCGAATAATAATGTCAACTACTTTTTTTTATCCGAGCATGTCAATTAAGCGACCGTTGTTATCGACCGCCCTCACGCGGTTATCCGGCATGCGGTCCTTGATGGTCTGCATTTCCTTGATAATACGCTGTGATTCGTTATAAGTCGTGTGGTAGGTTCTCCAGTTTCCTGAGAACTTATCTTGAACTTGAATGTGGATTCTTTCAGAATTTCCCATGTCACTCTCCATCAGCTTATAATAAGATTATAGACCAAGTGAGGAATAATGTCAACCATTATTTTCAGTGATCAATTTCTTCCTTGATCTTTGGGAGCGGGTCGGTTACTACGACGTGATTGATGTTGCTGTCCATCTCGTAGTAGGCCTGAAGTAACTTTCTAGCATTGAACAGAGTATTCGCGATGCTTCTGAGAGTGTTCTGGCAGACGTCGTCGTTGTGACCTTCTTCGAGGTCGTATAGAACTGCTTCTATATTCATGTCCACGGAGCTATCTACATAGAACTCCATGTCGTTCTCCATCTCCAGCTTTGGCTCTGGAAAAAGAAGATCCTTCAGCTGCTGGAGCTTCCTATCGGCAGTCGTCGGTGGAACTGGATCTTTCTTGAAGAAGTTAAGCATAATGTAGACTCCAAAATCAGGTCTTCTTTCGACCTATGTTGTACTTAGTTACCAGCTCCCACTCTGCCTTCTCTCTGTATGGCAGGATCTTTATCTGACTCATAGGAGCCTTCGGCTCTTTGGAGTTGTGAGTGCTGACTATTTTTATGAGAGACCACTCTTCAAGAAGCTGGGCGATCGTGTTTCTTCTTCCGATGTCTTCTTCAGACATGTTACTCGGCTTGCCGTCGAGTGCAAACAGTTCCTTGAAATGTACTATGTAGTACTTTCCCTGCTTGTGAAGGATGTGACAAGACTGATACAGCTTCTTCTCTTTGCGAGAAGCTACCCCGATGCGAGTCAGAGTTTCCTTGATCTTGAGGAAGTCTTCTTCTTCACCGATCCTCACCTCCACTAGGGAATCTAATATAGCAGTCATTGTATTTCCTCACTTATTATCTCTTTGTGAGTATTTATGATGACTATAATTTTAAGAATTGCGAGCTACTGAATCTCTAATTGCCGCAATCTGCTCCTTGGTGAGGATGTCTATAGCCTGCTCTGCCTTCTTCCACGAGTACCCGAAGTAGTCGGCTATCAGCTGTATGTCTCCGGCATTCTCTTTCTTAGACCACTTGGAGAACCTCTTCGACTTACGTATCGAGTTGAACAGATAGTCAAACTGCATCTTCTTGTCTACATGGTGGAGCTTGTTCATCTCCTGTGCATAGAATATAGTGTCTCTAAAGTAAGAGAGCCCGCGGTTGGTCATGAAGGGACTGTAGTCCCTCTCGTTGTCCTCGGTTATGACTCTCTTCTTATTTAGACTTATGTCGCCGATTACGTCAAATGGGTTCATGTGAACTCGCACTCCATCATGATCTCGGTGAGACATGCCATCAGGTTTATCTCGTGATCGGCCACGAACGCGGCCTGATACTGGTACTTGCCTAGAATGAGGACGAGCTGAGCTACCCCCTGAGGTGTCATGAACGACTCAGAGCTGTCGTAGATCGTGCGAAAGATCTGGTTCTGATCGTTGTCGAGATTCGCGCCGACCCACTTGCGAATGGCAGTAAAGTTCTTGGCCTTCATGAGACCGACCAGCTCGGATAGAGAAACCTCCTGAAGATTGGTGAGGATGCCTGTATCGATGGCTCCAGTAGCCGAGTAGCGCTGCAGCTCATTGAGTATCCGACGCCAGTCTGGGAAGTGCTTGTTGATCACCTCGGCGACTACCTTCGGCTCGTGCTTGACGCCTTCAGAGTCTAAGATGCCAGTGACTCGCTTGAAGAACTGAGTCGCGAGCTTTGCGGTGTCCGACTTGGTGATCTTGAAGTCTACAACGGAGCAACGCGAATGTAGTGGCTCGATAATCCTATTCTTAAAGTTGCAGGTGAGTATGAACCCACAATTTCTGCTAAATTCTTCCATAAAGTTTCTAAGAGCTGGTTGCGTTGAGTTTGCGTTAAGGTAATCTGCCTCGTCGAGGATGACGTACTTACGACCTCCAGAGAAAGAGACACTGGAGGCGAAGTTGAGAATTTCATTACGCAGGGTATCGATATTGCCATTCATACTCCCATTGATTACGATATAGTCGCAACCGAGCTCTTCCAGCATGGCCCTCGCTACAGTGGTCTTACCCACTCCGGCTGAGCCCGACAGGATGAGGTTTGGTATGTTGCCTTGATCTACGAATGTTTGAAATGTTGACTTGAGAGTAGATGGAAGCACGACTTCCTCTACTTTCTTAGGACGATATTTTTCTACCCAGAGAAAGTCTTCACGGTTAGTCATAATGACCTCATAATTTAATAGCTAAATGTATTACTCAAGTTTTGAACTACGTCGTCGGGAATCCAGTACCTGTCTGGATCGTACTTGATGTTCAGTGAGCTTCTATAGAACAGGGGCTTCACCGTCAGCATCGTATTTAGGTCCTGATACTTTATCAGGACGTCCTTCTCAGTTCTATGATACAGTATGCAGTAGACCGAGTCAGATATAGAGAGCTTTAGCTCGTGCAGGCACACTGCTATCGATACCCACAGCGAGCTGCCGCTGTGAACGTTGTCGTCTATGAGGAGTACTGGGTTCTTGTTTGGTATGCCCTCGACGTAGTTAAACAGACCACCCGGCTTTCTGCTCTTCTTGACTGTAAACGTGTTGAGGTCGATGCCGCACTCTTCCGCCTCGTATGCTATCCCTAGAATGACGGGTATCGAGCTCGACTCAGTTCCGGCAAGCTGTCTCTTGGGGTTCTCATCATTCATATCGACGCAGATATTATGAAGAAGAAGCTTGGACACCTTCCTGAGCATCTTTACGTTCTGAGTCAGCCGACGCGAGAACATGTTGTATGTACCATAGGATCCAGGATTGACGCTGACTATCTTGCCCTTGGGATGATACTCAGAGGCCTGATACTCTGGGTGCACCCTGTAGACGCAGTGCTCGTCAAAGTACTGTATCACTTCCTCTAGGAGAGAGCTGTACTCTTCCGGCTTTAAGATTGGACTTTTCATTTGAGCTCCACGGAATTAAAGACGTCGTCTAAGTTCACGCAGCTTATGGCCTTGAATTGATTTCCTAGATAGTGATCGTAGTCTGAAGACTTCTTCTTGTCACCCTTGGAGTACTTATTGAGAGGTGCAAAGATGAATGGAAGAAGCTTGAGGTTGTGCTCTTGACCGCATACCTTTCTACAGTGAACGAATGAGTTTGTAGAATTTAGCACGTCATCAACTATCAGGACTGGAAGATCTGGAATCGGAATTCCCTCGACAAAGTTGTGAAGCCCGTAGCTCTTTCTCTCTCGCTTCACCATGAATGCATTGATATTCTCTCCCAGCAGAAGCTTTGCGGCCATTGGAATAGAAGCCAGAAGCGGCGACGCCGACCACTCCCTTCCAGTAAGCTGGAAGTTATAGTGACCGATCTGCTCGTGAACTTCCTGTAAGAATAGGAAGGTGATGAGCTGCATGATCTCTACGTTGTAGAGAGCATTTGCCATGTACATCTGCCACACGTATCTGGAACCGGGTCCCTTGCCGAACATCATGTCATGTTCTTTGATTTGCTTCCAGCAGTGCTGCTTTATGTAGAAGGCCAATATGTCCTTGGCCTTCTGCTTTTCTTCAGACGAGAGTATCTGCTGCGTCATGATCAATTAAACTTTGATGTTGACTCGATTGCGATCCAGTACTCGAGGTTCTCTGCCTTGAAGTGAGAGAAGCCCTTGGATGAGATCTCAACGTCGTACTTAGAGGTCAGGTTCTTTGACAGAACGCTCATGTTCTCCGGCTTAAAGATCACCGTGAATACCTTGTCAGACTCACCGACGTCGATCTTGTAGATGTCACCGGAGAGGTTCTTGGTATCGACTGCCTGAATTGAGATCTTAGATCCGTCGCCGACGATCGCGAGTTCCGGCAGCGAGAGAATGCTGAGTGCCTTCTCTACCTCCTTGAGAGACTCGATCGTCAGGCTAAACTTGATCTCACCCTCTGGAAATGATGGCTCCTTGGTCGCTGGAACTGGAATCATGTTCTCATCGGCGAGAGTATAGTTGACGTCCTTTGTTCCGGAGGCGTCGCTGATCTTGACGATCTTGTCCTGAATGTTCAGCTTTGGGTCGTTGAACATGCCGATGGTATTGAGAAAGCGGCTCAGGTTGTAGATAGCAAATCGACGATCAAACTTTACCGGCACCTTGGCGCGGGCCATGATTGTCTTGGTCGGAGACACCGTGCTGACGGTGCTCCCTTCCTTGAATACCATCGACGGATTGATGAGTGAGAAGCTCTTGAGCACGCTGATGGTAGTGTTGTCTAATTTCAAGTTAGTCATAATGTATACTCCGGTTTAAGAATTACTTCTTGTTCTTTGAGAGAGCTTCGGGGTCGGCGGTTGCAGCCGCGCCGATCGATGCCAGATCTGCTAGAGACCCGCCAAAGATATATGAGCCGACGTGGTTGAGTTGCATCCACGGGCAGAACCATGTCTTGATGCCGGCGTTCTGAGCCTTCTGACAGAACCAGTAGTCCTCCGACAGATAGCGCTTGGATGCCGGATCTACCTCGGCTTGGAAGAACATCATGATCTCGCGAGAGCCGTCGAACTGAGCGGTGCGAACGTGATCGGGACGATACATGTACTCAGGGTATGTCTCCATGAACTTCTTGAGGGCGTTCTTGGTGATCATCATGAAGCCGGTACCGATCTCAAGTACCTCGCACGGCTCAGAGATCGGGATCGATCCATTGCCACCCTTTGGGTTGAACACGTAGTCGCCTACGAACTTCTCGAGAACGTTGGCGTCTTCATCTGCAATTCCCTTGTCGACCGCGAGCTTGATCTTCTCCCAGCTGATGCACTTCTTTGGGTAGGGTCCGCCGATGATCTCGTACTTGTCGGGATCGCCAGACTGAAGCGCCATAAGTGCAAGGACGTCCTGCGGGTTAAAGCCGATGTCCGAGTCGATGAACATTAAGTGCTCGGCGTCAGAGCGCATGAACTCATCTACGCAGTAGTTACGAGCTCTCGTGATAAGTGACTCGTTAAAGAGGTAGTAGAATTGAACTGGAATGCCGTAGCTCGTGCACATGGCAGACAGGTCGGCTGTTGACTTAGCAAACATCCCAGCGCACTGACCGCCGTACATAGGAGTAGCGACGAACAGCTTTTCTTTCTGGAGGGCTTCAATCGGTATCTTAATTTCCATAGTTTATGCTCCTATTATATAAAGGATGATAGATTATTGTCAACAACTTTGCTGCCAACGGCATCAATTCTCTTGTCAAAGTTGTACTGAAAGGTGTAGGAAGAGTCAATCATATCTCTCTCACCGTTCAGGAAGGCGAGAACCTCGGTGGCCATATCGGTCGCGGTCTGCACCGGAACGTTCTGGCAGATGTGATTGGTGCTCTGCGCTGGATCCAAGAGCTCAAAGTTATCAGGGTGACCCATGATAGTGAGAGCCTCTCTCCAAGTTATATATCGATCTTCTATGGGGTGAGTCAGGCAGGTCGGATAGTGTCCGACGAAGGCGCCGATGTAGTCCTTGGGAACTACGGTGCCGCGGCGCATGATCGAGCCACCTGCAGCGAGCTTGTCGTGCTTTCTGATGCAGGACGCCGCTTCTCTCTCGTAGCCGTTCTTATCCATCCACTCGGATACCTCGCGGTAGGTCTTACCAGACTTCTCTATGTAGGCAAAGGTGTCGTTACCTCTGGCTCGTCCGGGTTCCAGCTGAGCTGAGAACTCGGAGTGAGTCATGCCGCCGTTGAGGTGCTCTAGGATGTACCTGTAGTAGGGGTCCTTAGACGGTGTCTTCTTATTGATCGGTTCCTGCAGAGTATTTCCTCGAGCATCGAGAATGGTCTGCTCGATTGACTTGTGCGGGCGATTGTACCAGTTGAGCTTTGGAGTCTTGTCACCCTCCCAGAAGAAGTAGAATGATCTCTCGCGAACTTGAGGGACGCCGTGCAGGAGCGAGCGAGTGCGGTAGACGGTCATGCTGTATCCGGCATCGCGACCCATCTCGTACATCGCGGTGCGAATGTTGTGACCGATCTTGCCGGCGAAT